GAACGTGTTATTTGTAAAAATCATCAATTTCACGTATATATGTAAGGGATATATAGAATTTCATTTAAAGAACCCAGTAGACATCGATGTTTACTGGGTTCTTCGTTTTATAAATCGGCTAAAATTCTTTAAAATTTAATTGGTTGCTCAACCGTTGCTCAACCTTCATGCCTTTTGATAACATCCTTCACGGATAATATCGACTCGCCATGCGGTATTTGGTTAACAACGAATATCAATTCATCGACGTCTCTATGAATATACACTTGATTTGTAACATCTTTATGCGAATGCCCCATTAGCGTTTTTGTCATAGCATCGGACGTGCCTATCTGTGTAAGAAGAGTGGCGAATGTATGTCTCCCGTCATGGGGCAAATGCCCTGGTACTTTCATTTTTAAATACCGGCTGAGCGCCATTTGTATGTTTTTAGGCGTGGATGCCGGAAGCATATACTCTCCGTGCTCGAATCGACTCGCGCTGTACCATTTTCTTATAAATGGCATAATACAATTGGCTATCGGTATGATGCGGTTTTTACTCGCATCCGTTTTAATACCGCCAATCATATAGCGCTCCTTTATATGCACATCAGCAAATTTTATTGATTTAATTTCGCCAGGTCGCATGCCTGTGTATATTAAGCATAACATGATTCTTGCATATTCATCTGTATTCGATAATTGCCATAAATCATAAATCTCTGCCGGTAAAAATGGCTTATGTAAAGTTGACTTTTCTTTTGCGGGCAACGTGACTAGGCTAGCGTAGTTTTTGTCAACAATGTCATTTCGTATGGCTGCCAGAAAACATCCGTTCATGGCTGTTTTAATCTGTGCTAACGCAGGCCCGCTCATGTGGCTATGATCATCAATAATTGCTTGTAGATGGGCTAATCTAATATTTTTAATGGGGATATTCATAAGATGTAGCATTTTCTTTTTATTGTGAGGGTAACCGCCTTTGTCTAGTTGTACCCCTTTGCGCATCTTATCTTCGATCATCCATTCCCAACATTGACCAAAGGTTGTATCCTTGGTCTCGTATTGCGGGGCGTTAGCGTCATAAGCAGATAGTGCATTATATGCTTCCTTTTGCGTTGTAAAGGTGCCTATCGATTTTCGCAAGGGTTTACCCTCGGAGTCATATCCAAGGGTCACCACGGCTCGATATGGCTTGCGTAGTGGCTTGTGTTTCATCTTATATACGGTTCCAGTACCATTGGCTCGTTTCATCGCCATAGATATCCTCCTTGGTATAGTGAATAGCCTTAGAGGTATGCTATAATAATTGTGGAGTAAAAATAGAGTACCTCTAAGGTATGATATTTTTAATAGCCCTCACTGCAGTGAGGGCTTATTTTTTTATTTTTTTTTATTTAATTAGACTTAAATACTAAGTTATTTTCTTTATCGATGATATCCGCTATCTTTTCTGCAGTAATAGGGATTTCAATTTTATCGCCATTGCCGTTGATGAACTTAATTGTATACGGTGTGTTAAGCACTACATTTTTAGGGAAAGCGTAATAAACGATAGCATAGCTATGTGGCATTGCGTCATATATAACTGAGTTCATCTGTTCAGGCATAATATACTTACCGTCTTTTTCAATAAGTAATCGCTGTGATGGCACTTGTTGAGCTACAGTACCGGCTAATGGGTTCTTAAGATGCATTGCATAAGTGGCAATATATACATAGTCATTGCTATTTACTACTGCGCTCTTAAATGCTTCTCCAGGAAATATTAGGCGCTCGTCTTTAGAGTAAGCAATGTACTTTGCGATTGTGCCAGGTGTAACTAATACGGCCGCACCGCCTGCGCCACTCCGAAGTTCAACACCGTAATTGACAGGATTTTCTAATTTGCGGTCCGTCTTGTATGACTGGCCAGCACTCCATATTTGATTGTATGTATCCGAAGTTACATCGATAAACTGTGCGGCAAAAGAAGTACTTACAGATAGGCTGAACATAACCATTAAAGGCAATAATTTACGCAATTTCATTTTTATATCTCCCTGTGTTAAATAATATGATGATAAAAGTCGATTCCGTTAAGGTCGCCATCTTCAAGTTGAGATAGTCTAACCATACGCTCGACTAAATTAACATGATGATCAACATAAAAGTCATCACGAATAATATGACTTAGCTCATGTTTTATTTCCTCCCTCATACGATCATGAGGGAGGTTTTTATTTATGTAAATATTATGAGTATCTACATCTTCTGATTCCTCAGAAACTGCTTTAGCATTTGGTAAGTCACAATAAATAAGGTTAATAACCAATACTACCACTCTCCCTTGTGTGTATTACTTATGTTTAGATTTTAAGAACTCTATATACTTAACTGTTTCTTCCATCTCCTCTTTAGTAATATCTTTTGCTGCAGAAAAGAGCATGCGTGCACCTGGACGTGTACGTAGATACTCTGCAAATTCGGCTGCTTCCGCATCTGAATAATACCCATCGTCAACATACTTTTCTATTAATTGAGATTTAGGAACCCCAAAATAATTCGCCATCATCTCTATTTTATCAATTCTAGGGTAGGTGTTACCTTTAACCCAATCTGTAAAGGTCGTGTATTTAAATCCCAAGTCAGCGCAGATTTTATTACGATCTATGCCTCGGCTATCCATTAATCGTTGGATATTTTCAGCCATAACGGCTTTGTTACCTAAATCGCTCATCTTCTAAACCTTTCTATGTAAACCAGCATTTTTATAACTATATATTACGTTGTTTCCGTAAAAAAATCAACATTTTACGGAAATTTTACGATAATTTATGTTTAATTTATGGACATTACGGTTTGTCCGTAGTAAGATGATAACTGTAAACAGGATTTGAAAAAGAAAGGAGGTTGCATATGAAATACACATTGAAGATGTTACGAGCGTCCAAGAACTGGTCGCAAGTAACAGCTGCAGAGCAGATTGGCGTATCTGTTGATACGTGGGGAAATTGGGAAAGAAAACGTTCTTTCCCCGACGTGTTACACATCAAAAAGATACAAGAAGTGTTCAACGTGGCGTATGACGACATTATTTTTTTATAGTGGATTACGGTTTAACCGTTACGGAGGCAGATTAATGATTAAAAAAGTGATTTCGGTCGCCCAAATGTCGGCTGTACTTGGTGTTAGCCTAACGGCAACTCGAGAGGGCATCGCAAGAGACCGATTCCCGTTCGCATATTCCTGGCAGTCGCCTGGTAAGAAATCCCGAAGCTTTGTCATCGATAAAGAGGGGTTTAGAACATTCCTTGTCCATTCGCTAGGCTGGGATGTGAAAGTAGTTGATGCAGAGTTTAAATCCGCTGGAATTCATTAGGAGGATAATCATGACATGTATTGATGTAGGAATGCATTTAAGCTTAGCTGCAGCAGCAGTAGCATCTATTTTATCAATGTTGATGTTATAGGAGAAATGAAATTATGAAAGCTATTCCAGCAAACTATACAGCAATGGCCGCACATCTAAAAGTAATCGAATCAGATCGAATTTTAAATCACATCGATAGCAATATCATGGATGCGGCATATGAGCTGCAAAATTTTATGTGTGATTATGATGAATCTGAAATCCGTATTATCGTCACTACAGATGGTATTACAGCCGAACGAATCGAAGAGGAGGACGATGAATAATGGGTTATATGTTAATTGGCACGTTTCTTATCGCCGGTTCTATAGGTTCCCTGGAACTCGACCGGATAGGGTGGGAACAGTTTTTATTACAATCATTCATCGGATTCGCCGTATCGCTGTATGGCTTTTACAAAGATAAGGCTGAAATGGATGCCGAGGAAAGTGAAGAAGTTGTGTATACCGCTAAAGTAAGAACTCACGGGGCGTATTGCAAGAACCCGTATTACAACTAAAAGGAGGAAGAAAATGGCAAAACCTTATATTAGTAAGCAAAAGGTAAGGGACTTCGTATCTCGTGTCAGCTCTGACAAAACCGATGCAATTGAAAAAGAATACGAAGCTTTGTTGACTAAAGAAATTAAGTCGCTAGATGCTTTTAAACGTCTAGAAGAGGCTTTATCTGAAGCTCGGATAGCGGCTAAAGAAATTAAGCAAGCAGGGTTTGGTGATAGCGTTTTGGCTAGTATTCCGGCTTCGGAATTTTTAATAGATCGTATGATTAGTCGATGTAAAAGTTGCTATCATAAGCCGCCAAAAGAATGGGCTGCTATTTGCGAACTCTTAAAGCCGTTCGTGGAACGACTAGCAAAAGTACGTAATGCTAGACAAAGTGCTTACGGAATTATTGATGAAGCACAAACAGGTAGAGCTGCTGCGGATGCGTTAAAAGAAGCAGGCTTAGATTATTACACATGGGAAAATAGGAAGCCGGAGATGGTGCTTGATTTAAGCGCTTTGAAAGGTGGTGATTAAATTGCGAAATTGTAGTACCTGTCCAAAACGAGAGTATTGCATTCCTGATGAATGCGAGGATTTGGGCATAAAAAATGAGCCTGATGATGCGGCAACATCAACAAACTCAAATTAGAAAAATATCCATTTAAAGTATACCACAGAAAGGACATATTATGGAATTCCTATTAGTTACTTACGATACCAGTGATTATTACTGGCAAAATAACACACCGATGCATAGCCCAGATGAATTTTGGTTTAGATATTACGAATCCGATACAAATGTTCCAATCGATAACATTGGTGTTGGTGATTGGGTTGTTGTTAAATCAAGAAATGGATTAGGCGTTGCTCGTGTTTTGAAAAAGGCAAAAGACCTTGATACTGTTCGGATGCAAGGTTTCAAAGGAAATGTAGTCAAACAGGTCATTGCAGTTATCGATACTTCTAAATGCGATAAACGTGAAATCGATCGAGCTAAATTGGAGGATATCGAAAAGAAACTCGAACAAAAGGCTAAGAACGCTGAGCGCTTGACCATGTATCGGTTACTTGCAAAAGATAACCCAGAATTCTCAGCGCTACTTACTGAGTATGAATCTGTAAAGGCGTCTGTCGATGAATTATAACGCTTTCATCAACTCAAAGTCTAAAATGTCAGAATCTCATGGATTTGTTATTGATGCGAATATGCTAAACAAACATCTTTTTGACTTTCAACGAGATATTGTTAAATGGGCCTTGGCAAAAGGTAAAGCTGCCATATTTGCAGATTGCGGTCTAGGTAAAACTTTAATGCAATTGTCCTGGGCGCATGAGATTTATCTACACACGGGTGGCTCAGTACTCATATTAGCACCGCTAGCTGTGGCCGCTCAAACACAGTCCGAGGGTGAACGTTTCGATATTCCCGTGACTATATGCGAATCCGATGATGACATTGTGCCAGGCGTTAATATTACAAATTACGAGAAATTAGGACGCTTCAACACCGACAATTTAATAGGTGTCGTGTTGGATGAATCGAGTATCCTAAAATCATTCACTGGTAAAGTGCGTACGGATTTGATTAATCGATTCAGTAATACGCCATATCGACTAGCGTGTACGGCAACGCCTGCACCGAATGACTATATGGAACTTGGCAATCATGCGGAGTTCCTAGGCATCATGAGCCGTAATGAGATGTTATCCATGTATTTCACGCATGATGGTAGTGATACCGCTAAATGGCGATTGAAAGGTCATGCAGAAAATACCTTTTGGGAGTGGATGGCATCATGGGCGGTTGTGCTAGATAACCCAGCATCTCTGGGATACGACGATGATGGATATGAGTTACCTGAGTTACATGTGCATGAAATTGTCGTTGATAAAACAGGTGAAGATGTCCCTACTTTATCATTACTGGAACGCCGTAGAGCCCGCAAAGCATCTCTTGAATCAAGATGTAGAGCAGCAGCTGATTTAGTCAATGCATCTAATGAGCAATGGCTAGTGTGGTGCGACCTTAATGATGAATCGACTACTCTGAAAGAAATGATTGATCTAGCAGAGGATGTTAAAGGTAGTGATAAGGCAACTCGAAAGCAAGGCATGATGTTAGGTTTTGGTTCTGGATTCCTAAAATGCTTGGTGACAAAACCAAGTATCGCTGGATTCGGAATGAACTGGCAAAACTGCCACAATATGATATTTGTTGGGCTATCTGATAGCTACGAGCAGTATTATCAAGCGCTTCGTCGATGCTGGCGCTTTGGCCAGAAGCATGAGGTGAACGCATATATCGTAATCTCCGAAAAGGAGGGCGCGGTTAAAGCAAACATCGAACGTAAGGAAGCGGATGCTATAAAAATGAGAGACGCTATGATTGCGCTAACCCGTGACGCTGTTCGTACTGAATTATCTAAAACTAGACGGGAATCAACGGAATACAATCCATGTGTGCCGATGGTGTTACCTAACTGGGCAGAAATGAGGGCTGTTATATGACTAAAATTTACGTTAGCCATCCATTCGGAGGATTGGCTAAAAACAAAAAGAATGCTGACTCTGTATTAAAGTGGCTGCAGGACGATATGGGCGTATTTCCAATAAAAGAACCTTTTGGCAGTGATACGCATAACATATTCCTATCACCTATTCATATATTGGGGCATCTGTACGATAAGGTCGATTATGATACTGGCATAAGCTGGTGCATTGACCTTCTAAGTGGTTGTGACGCAATCATAATGTGCAACGGCTGGGAGAACTCAACTGGGTGCAATTTAGAGCTAGCTTACGCTAAGGCTCATAACATAAGAGTCATTCACATCAATGAGTTAAAAGCAGCCAAATTAACTAAATTAGCTGTTGATGCAGGCATGAATAAATGTATAGCCGCTCTTGCTGGAGTCGCAACGCTGCAAGCGCTAAATAAGAAAGCAAAGGAGGACCTACAACGTGAACGTGCTAAATCAGTTAATTGAGTCCCGATTTGCAATATATAATGGCGACTCAGTAGAAGTGCTGAAAGGGCTACCTGATGATAGCATTCATTACTCTATATTTAGCCCTCCATTTAGTAGCTTGTATGTTTACTCTAATTCTGATAGGGATATGGGCAACTCATCTACTGATAGCGAGTTTTGGCAGCACTTCAAGTATTTAATTACTGAATTACATCGTGTAATAATGCCTGGGCGATTAGTATCGGTCCATTGTATGGATTTACCACTCACGAAATCCAGGGACGGTGTTATCGGAATGAAAGACTTTCCTGGTGACATTATTCGAGCCTTTCAGGATGCTGGATTCGTGATGCATTCCCGAGTCACGATTTGGAAAGACCCTCTCATTGAGGCTACTCGGACAAAGGCGCTAGGGCTTTTGCACAAGCAAATTGTAAAAGATTCTGCCATGTGTAGAATGGGGGCGCCTGATTACATCGTGACGTTGCGTAAACCTGGTGACAATCCGGAGCCCATCGCGCATCCAGAAGGATTTACCCAGTTTTTCGGGCAGGAGGAACCTGAGGGCATCAAAGGAATTGAAAGACCTGCGCCCGATCCAGTTTTGTTTGATAAAAAGCAAAAATACAATACGGAGCCTATATATAGCCATCAAGTATGGCGCCGATATGCTAATCCTGTATGGGCCGATATCCGCCAAACGCATACGCTGAATTATAAAGCGGCTCGTGACAATAAGGATGAACGTCATATATGCCCGCTACAGCTAGATACTGTGGCTCGATGCATAGAATTGTGGAGTAATCCAAATGATATCGTACTTGATCCATTTGCTGGTATTGGTACGGTCCCAGTTATGGCACTTCGTATGGGCCGTAGGGCTTTAGGATTCGAGCTAAAAGAATCATATTACAACCAATCAATTATTAATATTCAGGAGGATTTAAACAATGATTAAAGTTGAAGTTCAAGGAGTTAATGTACTAGATGTATATAATCAACTAAAAGCTGTGCTATCTCAATTTAGAAGTTTTGTAGATAACGATAGAGCTATGGATGATAAAGCCCCTGGTATAGTCGACACAGTAGTATCTGTAGTAGAGGCACCTTCTATGGATGTATCTAATCTTGCACCGCAAGCTACAATTCAAGGTGTACCTACTACAACAGTAGCTATGCAACCGGACTCTGTATCCATGACGGTACCTAATGCAGCTGTACAAGTTACTCCTACTCAAGTAGCCGTTACCGCACCAAGTGTCAACGTGGTCACTGATACACCGGTACAAACTGCTGCCGCACCTGTACAAACAACTGTTACCGCTCCAGTATCTCAGGAAGTTAAGAAGTATACATTGCCTGAAATTCAAGCGGCGCTTGCACCATTACTTGATGCAGGGAAAGCTATAGAATTGCAACAATTAATGACACAATTCGGTGTTCAATACTTGGGTCAAGTACCTGAGGAGAGATACCCTGAATTAGTAAATGCAATTAGAGGATTGGGGGCAAGAATCTAATGGCACCTCGATCACATGCATTATTAAACGCATCGGGGGCACACCGGTGGCTGCATTGTACAGCCGCCCCTCTCCTAGAGGAGAACTTTCCCGATAGCACATCTGTGTATGCAAAGGAAGGAACCCTGGCGCATGAACTGTGTGAGTTAAAACTACAGAAGTATACCACGGCCATGGCTAAATCCACATACACTCGCAAATTCAACAAAATCAAAAAGGATGAATTGTGGCAACCAGAAATGGATGATACCTCGGAAACATACCTTGAATATGTCAAGGGTGTTATGTTAGGTTGCACGGCAACTCCAGTAGTAGCCATTGAAAAACGCGTTGATTATAGCCGATATGTGCCCGATGGATTCGGTACGGCTGACTGTATCATCCTATCTGGGGATACATTGCACGTCGTTGATTATAAGCACGGAAAAGGGGTAGTCGTTGATGCGGAAAACAATCCGCAAATGATGTTATATGCCCTCGGTGCGATTGATGCGTATAGCTTACTCTATATGTTCAATACGGTCAAAATGACTATCGTGCAGCCCCGTGTTAATAATATCAGCGAATGGGAAATCCCTACGGCAGAACTACTGGATTGGGGTAATACTTTTGTCAAACCTCGTGCAGACGAGGCTATGTCTGGTAACGGTAAATTTGAACCCGGTGACTGGTGCAGATTCTGTAGGGCAAAACATCAGTGTAAAGCCCGATATGATGCAAACGACTCATTGCACAGTGCGCTAGTTTCTAATCATGATCCTCGACTTATCTCGATGACAGAACTCGGTGAATACCTTCGTCGGGGTAAAGACGTCGCTGCTTGGCTCGAAGATATGAAAGACTACGCACTCACCGAATCTCTTAATGGGGTGACAGTCCCAGGCTGGAAAGCCGTAGAGGGTCGTGGTAGTCGAGCTTTTCAAGACACTGATGCTGCTATTGATACTTTAATTAAAGCTGGCATCGATGAAAGCATTCTGTATGAACGTAAGACATTAACATTGGCTCAGATGGAAAAGACCATCGGTAAAACCCAATTTAATGATATGGTAGGCGACATGATAGTTAAGAAAGCAGGCAAGCCTACCCTAGTTGAGGAATCCGATAAGCGCCCTCGGATTACCAATCAACCTACTGCGGCGCAAATATTTAATGTATCTAATGATAATAATGGAGGTAATTAATTATGTCATTCGTTCCACAACCAACTGAAGTATTATTGCAAAATGTTCGTGTATCCTATTGCCATCTATTAGAACCTTGGGCTAATTCCACACAGCCTGGTGCTAAACCTAGATATTCAGCTACTATTCTTTTACCTAAAACTGATGTAGCTCAACACCAAGCTCTCATGAATGCTATCGAAGCTGCTATCCAATCAGCTCGTACTAAATTCGGCGCGCGTGTTCCAGCACAGCCAAAAGTACCAATTCATGACGGCGATGGATACACACAATCTGGTAAGGAGTTTGGTCCTGAATGTAAAGGTCATTGGGTGTTTACAGCAGCGCAAGATGCTAGCTATAAAGTTGAAGTAGTAGATCTTCAAGGTAATCCTCTCACAAATCCTACACAAGTATACTCCGGCATGTATGTCAATGTGCTCGTTCGATTCTTTTTCTACTCCAATCAATCCACTGGCATCGGATGCGGTTTGGGTCCTGTTCAAAAGGTACGCGATGGTGAAGCATTGGGTAGCATGCCTGTTGCAGCATCCTCTGTATTTGGTGCACCTCAAGGTAGCGCAGCTAATGTGTATACCGGTGCTCCAGTAGCAGCAGGTCAACCTGTGCAACAACAAGCAGCTCAACAGGGTTATGTACAACCGGCATATGCTACGACACCTCAGCAACCTGTACAGCAAGCTCCTGTAGGCATTAACCCTGTAACTGGTCAACCCTATTAATAGGTGCCTGATATGAGGCATCTAAGTATTGATATAGAAACATATTCATCGACTGATATCTCATTCGGAGTGTACAAATATACTGAATCGCCTGATTTCGCCATATTACTATTTGCGTATTCCTACGACTTTGGTCCTGTTGAGGTTGTAGATTTAGCGCAGGGAGGGGTAATTCCTGACTATGTAATTCGTGATTTATTAAATCCAGATGTAATCAAGCACGCTTACAATGCACAATTTGAAATTACGTGTCTAAATCGTGCAGGGTTACTCACATCTGTTAATCAGTGGCAGTGCACGATGATTCACGGTGCCTACCTGGGTTATCCTATGGGCCTAGCCTTACTCGGCAAGGCCCTGGGGTTACCTCAGGATAAGAAAAAGGACACATCGGGGAAAGCACTTATCAAGTATTTTTGTACGCCATGTAAGCCTACCAAACGAAATGGGGGCCGTGCACGTAATCTACCTAGACACGATATGGATAAATGGAATGCTTTTATCGAGTACAACCGCCAGGACGTTGTGACTGAGATGGAATGTTATCACAGATTAGCCTCTTTCCCTGTACCTGATGATACGTGGAAAGATTGGCATCTTGATATCCAAATCAATAGTAGAGGTGTACGCATCGACCATGAATTGGTTGAGGGCGCATTATACATCGATGAAGAAAATCGCGAGATGCTGATGAATGAGGCTTATCAAATTACAGGACTCAGCAATCCTAACAGCCGCAATCAATTACTTGATTGGCTAAACAATAATACTAATGTTAGTCTTGAAAAGTTAACTAAGGATACTGTGGCCGATGCTCTGTTGGATGCTGATGACGTTGCCGCAAAAGTGCTTACGATTCGTAAAAAACTAGCTAAGTCATCTGTATCTAAATATACGATGACTGATAGTGCCATGGGTGCTGATCTTCGTCTCAGAGGAACGTTACAATTCTATGGGGCCAACCGTACCGGACGCTGGGCGGGTCGTCTTATCCAGGTGCAGAACCTGCCGAGGAATTACATCGAGAACCTTGACACGGCTCGACATCTTGTTAAAACCAAAAACCGTCAAGGGTTAGAACTTCTATATGGTGATGTATCGGATACGTTATCTCAATTAATTCGCACCTCAATTATTGCTGAAGAAGGCAATACATTATGTGTGGCCGACTTCTCAGCCATTGAGGCTCGTGTTATCGCATGGTTATCGGGAGAACATTGGCGGCAACGTGTATTCGCTGAAGGCGGAGACATATACTGTGCATCCGCGTCATCGATGTTTGGTGTTCCCGTTGTTAAGCATGGCGAAAATGGACATCTTAGACAAAAGGGCAAAGTCGCTGAGTTGGCACTCGGCTATCAAGGCGGAGTGAATGCGTTAAAAAACATGGGAGCTCTTGATATGGGACTCCATGAGGAGGAATTACCTGAAATCGTAAATTTATGGCGCAACGCATCGCCTAGAATAAGAGATTTATGGTATGCCGTTGAGAATGCGGCCGTGTACACCGTTACTACCGGGAATCCTATAGGCCTTGACCACGGCATTATATTCCGTTTGGAAATTGATCCAATATACGGTTACCGTTATATGACGATTGAGTTACCGAGTGGGCGTAAGCTATTTTATCCTAGCCCAAGCATTAAGCAAAATGCATTCGGTAAGGATGCTGTGCATTTTAAGACTAAGGTGAAAGCTGCATGGGCTACGGAAAGCACCTATGGAGGTAAATTAGTCGAAAACATCACGCAAGCAGTCGCTCGTGATTGCTTAGCTTTGACTCTGCGTCGATTGGCGGATGCAGGATATCAAATTATTATGCACATTCACGATGAAGCTGTACTTGAAGTCAACAAGGAGAATGCAGAATCTACGTTAAATGATGTTAATGCTATATTCTCAATCGCCATACCTTGGGCAGATGGGCTGCTATTATCATCCGCAGGATTTACTAACGACTATTACATGAAAGATTAGGAGGGGATACACTTGCAAAACGATAAACTGATTACCATCAGTATCGGTGCGAGTCGCACATCAAAGCAATGGACCCGTACGGAGATGTTGTGGTCCGAATTTTGTGAACGCCTCAAAATCCCCGTTCGTACAACAGAAACCGTGGACGAATACCACAGATTACCAAAATCTGAGAAAAGCAAGCTAAAGGACATAGGCGGCTTTGTTGGTGGTACTTTAAATGGTCTACAACGTAAAGCTATTAACGTGTCTGGGCGTGATCTGATTACTCTTGATATGGATGCCATATCGCCTGGGGAAACTGAGAACGTCGCTCGCACGATTGATAGCCTAGGCATGGCTTATGTCATCTACTCAACACGTTCTCATACGGTGCATCGTCCGCGGTTACGTGTTATCGTCCCTACTGATAGAACGATGACACCTGATGAGTATGAGCCTATCGCCCGTAAGCTAGCGGAGCTCATCGGCATTGGTATGATGGACGGAACTACGTTCGAGGCCTCTCGGCTTATGTATTGGCCATCATGTCCGAATGATGCACAGTATGTATATTACGTAGGCGATAAGGCATTCTTATCTGCTGACGGTATGCTTGGCCAATATACTGATTGGCGAGATGTACGTTCTTGGCCACAAGTACCAGGTAAGGAAGCATCGCAGCATGAAAAGCAGCTACTTGCAAAGCAAGCTGATCCGAGAGAAAAACCAGGTATCGTAGGTGCCTTTTGTCGAATATATGGTATTCGTGAGGCGATTGATAAATTCATACCTCATGCGTATGTCGATGTTGATGGCAGCGAGGACCGCTTAACGTTCGTTACTGGCTCAACGGTAGCCGGGGCGGTTATATATGATGACGATACATTTCTGTTCAGTCACCATAATACTGACCCGTGTAGTGGTCAATTAGTTAATGCCTTTGACCTTATCCGGCTGCATAAGTTCCACAGCTTAGACGAGACGGCTAAGGATGGGACACCTGGGCATAAGCTGCCATCTTACATGGCTATGTCTAAACTAGCTATGCAAGATACGGTAGTCGTTAATGAACTTAACATGGCCCGTGCCCGAGAATCGGCATCAAATGTATTCGCTGACATTATCACGGACGTATCAGCCCATGCTGAGACATCCGACCTCGACCCTAATGCGTTGACAAACGTCGACTGGATGAAAAGTTCTACTCTGAAGTACGACGAGAACGGTCGTCCTAAGAATACGCTAGATAACATGCTTAAAATCATGCACCATGATCCGGCGCTTGTCGGTAGACTTGCCTATGATAGATTTGGTTCGAGGTACGTGGCAAAAGGAGCCCTACCATGGAACCCAACACCAGGACTTCGCATATGGACAGACGCAGATGATGCGGGCTTACGGTGGTACCTAGAAAATAAATATGATATCACCGGCAAAGATAAAATCATGGATGCCCTCATTATGTGCGCTGAACAAAACGGGTTTAATGAAGTACTAGATTACCTTAACGGATTATCCTGGGACGGCATTGCCCGACTAGATACCATATTCATCGACTACTTAGGGGCTGAGGATAATGTATATACCCGTGCAGCCGCTAGAAAGTCATTTACGGCGGCAGTAGCGCGAGCGTTCGAGCCTGGATGCAAGTATGATACGATGCCAATTCTTATCGGAGGTCAGGGTATTGGTAAAAGTACTCTTATCCGAACGATGGGCAAGAAGTGGTATGCTGACGGCTTAAATACCTTTGAAGGTAAGGAAGCGGCAGAAGGTATTCAAGGTAAATGGATTATAGAAGCTGGTGAAATGGCAGGGTATTCGAGGGCTGAAGAAAATGCGTCTAAGCAGTTCTTAAGTCGTCAAGTAGATGTATTTCGTCAAGCGTATGGCCGACGTACGCAAGAATATCCACGGCAGTGTGTGTTCTTTGGCAGTACGAATCAATATGAATTCCTAAAAGATATTACGGGTAATCGCCGATTTTGGCCTATTGATCTTGAGATGACGACTCCGCGAAAGAACATATTTGTTAATCTTCCGGGAGAAGTTGACCAGTTATGGGCGGAAGCCTTGTATCGTTATAAAAGCGGGGAAAGCCTCATTATCGAGGATGACCCGGCTGTACTAAAACTGGCTGATGCGGCTAGAGAGGCGCATATGGAATCAAACACTAAAGCAGGACTAATTAATGAGTTTTTATTAATCAAAGTACCGTTAAATTGGAATGTGATGAGTCGGAGTGCCAGGAGGACGTATCTTAGCATGAATACTAAACCTGCCGAGGGTCAAGAGTTAGTATATCGTGACCGTATTTGTGCAGCAGAGGTATGGTGGGAATGTTTTGGTAACGACCCAAGTCGCATGAAGAAGATCGAGACCAGGGAAATTAATCAAATACTGGCGGATTCCCCATATACAATGGGCGGAAGTCAGTTAATGAGATTTGGTGAATATGGACATCAAAGAGGGTTCAGAATCAACGAGTCAAAACTGAAATTATAACGTTAACATTCTCAATTAAGCGTTAACATTCTCAGTATTTTTGTTAACATTAGAATGTTAACAAATTCGGAGAATGTTAACGCACCTTGTTAACGCATAAAGTCAGTATTTATCTATATTCATATAGGTTGGTTAACATTTTTAACATTATATACTGGTAAATATCAAAACAAAGAGTTTTAAGAAAAAATATGCCCTTTACAGCCTTAATTTGAACCCTCATATACGCGTATGTAAACATGTTAACGTTTAAGAATTTCAGAGGTGAGAAATGCTAGAAAAAGATATCGAGAGAAAATTAATTGCAGGTGTCAAACGTGCGGGAGGCAAAGCGTATAAATTCGTATCCCCTGGTAACGTCGGTGTTCCTGATCGCATCGTCATATGGCCGAATGGTGTTATTCATTTCGTAGAATTGAAGACATCCAAAGGCGTACTTTCGCGATTGCAGGGAGTCCAAGCCCGTGAACTTCAAAAGCTAAATCAAAAAGTATTTGTGTTAAAAGGTGCTGATGCCGTGTCTGGTTATTTGGAGCAATTCACGGAAGAATTCGGGGTGAAAGCGTAATGCAGTTTATTCCGCATGCGTATCAGCGATATTGTATCGACAAGACCGTTAATCAAAATAAGATAGGGTTATTCCTGGATATGGGTTTAGGGAAAACGATTATCACGTTATCTGCCATATACGAATTGAAGTACTCTAGATTTGCCATTCGTAAAGTGTTAATCATTGCGCCTAAGAAAGTGGCGGAGGCTACATGGCAACGCGAAGCACGAAAATGGGATGGCGTAGGTATATTGAGGATATCTACTGTATTAGGTAGCTTGAAAAAGCGTATTAAGGCTTTAAACACACCTGCCGACATCTACATCATCAATCGTGAGAATGTAACGTGGCTAGTTGATTACTACAAGAATGCATGGCCGTTTGACATGGTAGTTGTGGATGAATCCAGTTCCTTTAAGAACCATACAGCTAAGCGCTTTAAATCATTAGCCTATATGCATAACCACATCAAGCGTATGGTGTTGTTAACAGGTACGCCAGCCCCTAACGGATTAATCGACCTATGGGCGCAAGTGTATTTATTAGACCGAGGTGAGTCGTTAGGAAAAACGTACACAGGATTTAGAGATTACTATTTCGAGCCCGATCAGAGGTCACGCGAAATGGTGTATTCCTATAAACCTAAATCCGATTCAAATGATAGTATCATGGCGGCAATATCTGGGTTATGCATATCCATGAAAGCTAGTGACTATTTGGAGCTACCTCCAGTCATCAACGATATTAAATATGTGCAGTTAGATGCGAAAGCCAAAAAAGCCTATGAAGATATGGAACGCACATCTGTATTAGAGTTGATTGAAGCTGGCGAAGATATCACAGCTTTGAGCGCAGCAGCACTATCTACAAAGTTGCAACAATTAGCGAACGGTGCCGTATATGATGGTGATAGGAACGTTCACGAGATACATGGCTGTAAAATTGAGGCTTTTATGGAACTTGTAGAACAGTTAAACGGAAAGCCGGCATTAGTGTTTTACAATTTCAAGCATGACTGCGAACGACTAAAAGCAGCCTTAGCTAAGACTGAATTACGAGTCTGTGAGTTAAAGGGTGCCGATGATGAGATAGCGTGGAATGCTGGAGAGATTGATATTCTATTAGCACATCCGGCTAGTACGGCATACGGGCTTAACTTACAGGATGGCGGGAACCACGTAATATGGTTCGGGCTAAACTGGAGTCTTGAGCTATATCAACAAGCTAATAAGCGGTTACATCGCCAAGGTCAAATGGAGAAGGTAATTATCCATCATCTAATATGTGAGGGAACTCGTGACGAGGATATGATGGATGCACTAGTCCAAAAAGACCGAGCACAGGAATATGTGCTGCAAAGCCTAAAAGCAAGAATCGATAAATACAGAAAGGATGATTAATATGGATCAATTTATAATGGCAGGATTAATCGGGGCCATCGTGGTAATAGTGAGTTACACGACTATTCAAGTTATAGATATCATTGATAATCGAAAACACAAGACAGTATATGGGCTAACCCCAGGTAGATTGTATGAGATACCTAATAGACCCCCGTCACCACCTGTAAGGTTACCAGCTGATGAAACTTTAAAACGTTTGGCAGCCAACGAAAATCTAAAACGATTACAAGAAGTATCGAATCAATCAGGATTAACCATAGATAAAAGCAAAATCCAGCGTATAAGACCTCTAGATAACCAAAATGACGACATCAATCATCCGAGCCACTATACGCAAGGTGATATCGAGGTTATCGATTACATCGAAGATAAGAAATTAGGATATCGATTGGGTAATGTCGTGAAGTATGTATCAAGAGCAGGGCATAAGGACGATGCAATTAAGGATTTGAAAAAAGCCCGTTGGTATCTAAATCGGGAAATTGCAAAGAGGGAACAGTATGACAAAAGTCGAACGACTACTAATTAACAAAGGGCACTATTTAGATGACACGTATCATCTTGTCATGGACATAGTTAAGGTCGTAGATAATCTCAAAGATAACGTTGCCGAGAGATTAGATGACGACCTAAGTGATGATGCATATGCCATGTGTGAGGAGATGTTTACCGCTGTTGAGCAATGCAAAGCAGACATGGTAGAAGCCATCGAGGATATTGTCGAACGTATGGAGGTAAAGGATGCAGAAGCGTAGGAGTATGGCAGATGTGATTGTAGGTGCCATACAGTCAGATTTAAGTCTTGCCATCATACGAGCCCGTAATAGACAACTGAGATCACCTATGTTAGATGATAGAATTCGTGAAAGCGGATACATTGACGGATTACTACGAGCGCAGATGATTATCAGTAAATATGGAGACTATCGCATATGATGGCTAAAGAAGAACTACAAGCTGTCCGCCATACTGAGCAGCGAATGCGTGCGTTAGAGATTCAGCTAGATGCGATTAACCGAGATTTACATTCAGAAGCTATACAGATATGTGAATCAGGAGATGCTATGCCACGAATCAGTAAGCACTTACAGGAATGTAGGGAAGAACTGAACAGAGAGTGGGATGAATTGATTGATTCTCGAAACAAGGTCAAGCATGTTATCAGCCAAATAGCTGACGGGCAATATAGGGATGTACTGAATCTCAGATACATTAATGCGTTGCCATGGGAGCAGATAGCTGTCGAATTAGGGTATTCGTGGCGACAAGTACACAGACTTCACAAAAAAGCAATAGCTGAATTTGAAAAGATGGCATAGAATGGCACACTCTTAATTTAATATAATGTAAATGTAGTAGATAGCAGGCAGTGTCTGGCCCGCACAATATGTCTGCCTGCTGCACTGCCCCGGGGTAGACCTTACTTAGTTGAGGTCTACCCTTTTTCTTATTGAGTATCGATGATAATACCTAATTGAGAAAATAAAAATTTGGAAAAGGTACTCCGCGGGCGAAAAATGGCCGCTGGTCGCCCCCGCGCGATGGTCCTCTCTCTGTGAGAAAAATTTTCCTGTTGAATGTAGAAAGACGAATTTAGAAAGGAGTACACCTATGGCGGACACAAAACCCAGAGTGAAATTTGATGCTGCAGGCAATCTGCTCGTATCCAGCACTCAACTATGTGACCTCTTGCGGGTCACTCCGGAAATTATTTCTCGACATCATAAAGCAGGAATGCCTAAAGCCTCTGTAGGTTGGTGGAATCTCCGGGAAGTCCTCGTATATTTAGGGCAGGCAAAAGGCGATAACGCTAAAAGCAAATCCGCATCAACTCGTAAGTTAGAAGCCGAAGCAGATTATAAAGAAGCAAAGGCCGCGCGTGAAAAGAAAATGCTAGATGTGCTTAATGGCGAATATGTCCCTCGTGCCGATGTGGCGCAGGCATGGGCTAACCGAATATTGGAATTAAAAACATCGTTTACCAAATTAGGTAAGCGTATCGGAAGTGAATTCACGGATCCTGAGGAACGTGCTCGTGTAGAAAAGGTGGTGAATGGCCTTGTCGAAGAATACCTCGAAAGCTACGCGCGCGAAGGCGAGTACACGCCGAAAGTCAAAGCCGCGGGAAAAGCAAAGACCAAAGATTGACTGGTTCCCCGAGGAACTGGAAGCATTCAAGCCACCTGAAAGATACACCGTTTCGGAATGGGCAGATAGGTACAGGGTACTGACTAATATATCTGCTGAACCTGGACGATGGCGTACAGCGCGGACACCTTATCTCAAGGAGCCTATGGATAAATTCACAGACCCTCTCATTGAAAGCATCTCGTTATGTTTCGGTGCGCAGATAGGTAAGACAGAAACTGAGCTTAATATGATTGGATATGCGTTACATCAAACCGCATCTCCAACCATGATGGTTTATCCGACGGATACTATCGCGAAATTCGCTAGTGATAAACGTGTGCAGCCAATGATTAGGAGCGTAGAGCCGCTTGCGGACATGTATGACGAAAGCAGTAAGCTACTAGAGTTAGACTTCGTTAACGGGAATTATATGGTGCTCGTAGGAGCGAACTCACCAAGTAGCTTGTCAAGTCGGTCAATTAAGTACTTATTCTTCGATGAAATTGATAAGTACCCAGCTTTCTCCGGTAAGGAAGCGAATCCGATTAAGCTGGCTGAGGAACGTACCAAGACATTCGTTGATAAGAAGATTGTAAGGGTGTCAACTCCTACGATTGAAAGTGGCAATATTTGGCAATCCTATATGGGCGCAAATGAACGTAAGCAGTATTACGTGCCATGTCCGCATTGCGGGGTGTCGCAGACCCTCAAATTCAAACAGATAAAATGGCCGGAAGAACACCATGGCAATGCGGATATGATACGTGATACCGCATATTATGAGTGCGAACATTGTAAGCACCGTATTGATGATAAGCATAAGATGGATATGCTCCGGCAAGGTGAATGGCGGGCGGTGAATGAATCGCAAGTTCGAGTCGTCCGGTCGGTCGCCTATCATTTATCATCTCTATATTCTCCATGGGTCACCTTCGGGGATGTAGCGTATGAGTTTGTCAAATCAAAAGATACGCCAAGTGAGTTAATGAACTTCATCAATTCATGGCTAGCAGAGCCGTGGAAATCTGCGAAAACTAAAAGCACGCAGAACCTCGTGTTTACGCAATCGGAAGTTCCTCGCGGTATCGTGCCACAGCATGCGCCACTACTTATTGCTTCTGTCGACGTGCAGCAAGATCATTTCTGGTGGGAGGTTAGAGCCTACGCTCATGGTGTATCAAGTTACTTAGTCGATTATGGTCAAGCAAGTAGTTGGTCAGACTTAACCGAGATACTCATTGATAGAGAATATCCATCAGAGTATGGTGAGGCCCGTAAGATTGTGAGGGCCGGTATCGATAGTGGCTATCGAACAGATGAAGTATATCAGTACTGCGCGCAGTACCCAGAAGTATGCGTGCCAGTTAAAGGTGATTCTTCGCACAGTCCTCTAGCTCCGCTTTATAAGATGAGCAGCATCGAGAAGGGCGTCATCGGAGGCATGAAGCTGTACGTAGTGAATACCGATTACTGGAAGGACTTTATATTTGCACGTATGGTACGTCCGGCTAATGAGCCTGGCACAATCCATTTATTTAAGGATTGCCCGGAGGAATATTCGGAGCACCTCCGGTCGGAGGAAAAGCAAGAAATCCGAAATGTAAAGACCGGAGCAGTTACGGTGCAATGGAAACCATTAACCAGTCATCCAACAAATCACTTGTTGGATACGTGTGTATACAACGCCATGGTGGCGGACTCGGTAGGTGTTAAATATTTACCCGAATATAATCTGGATACCGATGAGGAGGAAGAAGATACGGATGCTGAAGATTTTAATGCAGATAGTCGAGGTTGGTTTAGTTAAGAAGGAGGTGAGACTATGAGCGCAAGAGAAGACTTGGAGCGTATTCGAACGATAATCGAGGAAATTGAGACGAATGGATACGCTGAGATGTCTGTAGGTGGTAAGCGATTTAAGACGCATGACTTGCCGACATTATATGCCCGTGAACGTGAGTTAATGTCTCGCGTTGATGATGAGGAAGGTAATAGCACGACATCCTACGTGTCATGGGAGCGACGATGAACATACTCGATAAAGTAATAGCATATTTCAATCCAGAACGAGCTGCCCGTAGAGCGTATTTCCGCAGTTCGCTTGAGCGTGGATATGATGCGGCGTCAACAGACCGATTGAGTGGCGACTGGATGCCAGTATTTGGTACAGCTGAACAAGTAGCATCAGGCCAACGTGATTTGATCCGAGGTCGTGCACGTGCAGCAGAACTTAACAGTGACCTTGCTGAAAGTGTTGTATTGGCATTACTACGAAATGTAGTAGGTACCGGAATAAAGCCACAGTGCAAAATCAAGACCAAAGCAGGAAAGCTAAATGAAAGACTCAACAAGAAAATTGAGGAGGCTTGGTCAGATTGGGTGGATAAGGAGAATGCGGATATCCGAGGGATATCTACGTTTTATGAGTTGCAAGAAATGGCTCTGCGCCGAATGGTCTATGACGGGGAAATCCTAGTTAATATGACCTCCGAAGGTGCAGATATACCGCTATCATTACAGCTTATCGAGGGCGAGAATATCGGAGCCGTATCGGTAAGTGAAAACGGCAACAGTATTGTTAATGGCGTGGAAGTTAATAAATACGGAAGACCAATAGCATATCACGTATTCCAAACAGATCCATTAGGAATACGGTCGTTTAACGAGGCAAGGCTGCCAAGTAATAGGGCTTTTCTATTACATAAGCCTCGCAGACCTAGTGAACTGCGCGGGGTTAGTATGTTAGCTCTCGTATTAAAGCGTATTCACGACGTAGATGAATATATGGATGCTGACCTTATAGCGGCTCGTGTAGCCGCATGTTTCGGCGCGTTTGTAACAAGTAATACTGGGACCGCCCCGATGGTTGCAAATAAGATCGACAGTAAAGGCAAGAAAGTTCGTTCAATGGCGCCAGGGATTATCCAACATCTACGTGCAGGTGAATCAATTTCATTTGCGGAACCTAAGCGAAATGCAGGAACCGCATCAGAATACTCAGCGACACAAACAAGACGCATAGCGTCAGGTATGGGTCTAAGCGCAGACATAGTGACGCGCAATATTAGTGGTAACTTCTCCGCAGCTCGGCAGAATATGCTGGAGGACCAGCAATCATTCAAGCAGATGCAGCGTTTTATAATCGAGCACTTTTGTATGCCTGTATGGCGGGCTTTCATTGAAGCATGCTACCTAAAGGGAATTATCCCGGCCAATGACTATGCAGCAAACCCAAAACTTTATAAAAAAGTAGCGTGGTTAGCTCCAGGCTGGTCTTGGATTGACCCCGTTAAGGAAGTTAATGCTAACAAGGAAGCCATTAAGGCAGGACTCACAACGCTCGAGGATGTATGTAGTGCATCAGGTAAAGACTGGGAAGAAGTACTTGAACAGCGTAAGCTGGAACAAGACCGCATTAAGGAATTGGGTGTTGCCCTTGATATGAATGGGGACATAACGAATCTAGCGGATGATAACACCACTGATATGAAGGGAGATGATAGCTAGTGGGGAAATTTGCAAAGCAGCTCTTAGGTAAATATGCCCGAGAGGCGCAAATTACAAACATCGAGGCGAATGATGACCGTACCGTCGAATTGTCCTTTTCCTCTGAAGAACCATATGAAAGATGGTTCGGAACAGAGATATTGTGTCATGACGAAGGATGCGTTAACCTAGACCGATTCAATAATGGTTTGGGTACGGTGTTATTCAATCACGACCGTGATGCCGTAGTCGGACACATCGAGAATGTGTGGATTGAAGACAATCGTGGCAAAGCGATCGTTAAATTCGACGAGGACGATGAGTCCGAAAAGATTTATCAAAAAGTATTAAAAGGCACGCTACAGGGCGTGAGTGTCGGGTATTCCATAAGCCGATACGAGGAATTAATTGATTCCGATTCTAAAAGTTCCAACGGTCGGTTTACTGGTCCGAGTTATGTAATCACAGACTGGGAACCGTTGGAAATTAGTATTGTGTCCGTCCCTGCGGATCCAAGTGTAGGGGTAGGCAGAAGTGTAGATGATAATGAGGAGGAACCTATGAAAGGTGATGCAAAAGCAAAAGGCACTGAGCAAAACGTGCCACAAGTAGTACCGGAAGTACCAGAGTCCGGAGTTAAAGGTTTTAATGTAGATGACGCTAAGAAGTTGATTGCGGCAGAACGTGAACGTGTATCCACAATCACAAGTTTATGCCGTGATTTCGATGTTGATGGCGTAGATGAATTTATCAAATCCGGCAAATCTGTTGCCGAAGTTCGTGAGGTAGTAATGGATGCGTTGCGTGAACGCAATAAACCAGTAATCACTAAAGTCGGCGAAGCAGATTCTGATAAGTTCCGCATGGCTATGCAAGATGCTTTGATGATGTCTGCAGGCATCCCTGTTGCGAACCCTGCACCAGGCGCAAATGAACTTCGTTCTATGTCCTTGATGGAATTAGCTCGTGAGTCCTTAGTTCGTGAAGGCTTAACCGCTAACTATGCTGACCGTTTGGAATTGGCTCGTGAAGCTATCAACTCCACATCCACATTCCCAATTGCTTTGTCTAACGTAGCAAATAAATCCTTGGTACAAGGCTATGAAACCGCACCGGCTACATTCGATGCATGGACCGGCAAAGGTAGTAACCGTGATTTCAAACCGGCAAAACGTATTTTACTTTCTGAAACAGCTGAATTGAAACTCGTTCCTGAAGGTGGACAATTCAAGGATTCTAAGTTGGAAGAAGCTGGTAACGACGTTCGTGTATTAACATACGGTCGTACGTTCAGCTTAACACGACAAGCTATCATCAATGATGATTTGGGTGTGTTCAAAGATATCGCTTCCAAATTTGGTCGTTCTGCAAAGGATACCATCAACAGCATGGTGTACGGGTTGCTAACAGGTAATACCGTATTGAGTGACGGTAAAGCACTATTCGGTACTGACAGAGGCAACTTGGCGGCTACTGGTGCTGAATTAAGTGTTGCATCCTTATCTGCGGGTGTAGCAGCAATGCGCCGCCAAAAGCATATTGGCGAAAATCGCAATTTGAACATCGCACCTACATATTTGATTATTCCGCCAGAACTCGAAGCATTGGCTTATCAATTGGTTAAATCTACTGTAGACCCTGCTCGTAGTAATGATACGGTTAATCCATTCGGTGGTCGATTCACTATTGTAGTTGATGCGGCATTAACAGATCCACACGCATGGTATTTAGCAGCTCGTCCTACAGATGTTCAAACTATCGAAGTAACGTACTTGAACGGTGTTGAAACACCTCGATTGGAAACACAAACAGGCTTTAAAGTTGACGGCATCGAGTACAAAGTAGCAATGGATTGCAACGCAACAGCGCTCGACTTCCGTGGCTTGTACAAAAACCCTGGTAAATAATTAGTAATTGATTTAGGAGGTAACTAGATATGGCACAATTCATTCAAGAATTAGATCGTATTGATTTTAAAAATACAGCATCCGATATGATTGCCGTAGGGGATATTGTCCCTGTCGGCAAAATGCACGGCGTGGCAATAACTGATATTGCGCCTGGTGCAATCGGTGCGGTTAAGGTCACAGGATGTTTTACAGTTGATGCGGTTGTGGCAGATGCATTCGCGGTAGGTGATGTTGTGTATTTTGATAAAACGCAAAAGCGTGCAACCAAAACAGACACAAATCCAGTATTGGGCATTGCCATCTCTGCAAAATCTGCAAGCGCTAAGACCGTTGATGTAGCTCTTTGGCCTAATGTAGAAAAGTAATGTAAGGGCGGGCATACGCCCGCCTACTTCATAGGAGGTAATACACTATGAAATTAGGGTATAAGCCTAATGCACTGCTTTCTGTATTCGGCGAAAAGATTACTTACAAAGGTCAGTCCATAAAGGCAAGTGTAGAAATCGGTGAATATGACAGTAAGGGCTCCGGGTTCGTCGAAAAAGCACTAGCCGATAAGGCTCAAATTTGGGTGCGTGCTAAGGATGTTCCCGAACCTCGGTCAAAAGACGAAGTGTATATCAATGGCGAGAAATGGTACGTTGATCACATTTCCAACTTTGACGGTACTATGTATTGCCTTGAAATCGTGCGTAACGTCCGGGCGGTGAGACCGTGAGTAATGAACCTATTACGATTACAGACACAGCCACACCGTATCTGAATTTCATTGCAGAAACAAAACCGGACTGGATGCGTAAGGCATTAAAGTCAACCGGTTGGATGATGCAAAAGGAAATTAAGCAAGGCATTCGGTCGGGTGCACCAGGTGGACGTAGATATCCTAACTTCATGGCACCGGCTCGCAGGGCGGCATTTGAGTCAGCATTTGGTGCGAAACTTCGCAAAGCATACCAAAGTGGCGGACGAGCTGAACGAGAGGCCTGGGGCTCGAAATCGCGAAATGCCTTACTTGATATGGGTATTAGCGCCAGGACAATCGGATATAGTCCTCTTGGTAAGCTATCGAATGCAGTCGGATATCAATATGACAAGGGCAAGCAATCCGTCCGAGTTGGGTGGTTATCTAATTCGGCTAAACGGTTAGGTGAACGTATCGAGGAAGGATACACCAAGCAGATTACGGAGCCTATGCGTAAGAAGTTATTTGCTGCAGGTGTACCATTACCGAAGGGAAAATCGATGTTCAAAATTCAGCCACGTCATACTTATGGTCCTATGAAAGTAGCGTTACAGCCTAAGCTTAAACCTTATATCGAGGGTAAGATAGGCGACTACGCTATTTATGGTCCGGCTGCACAATCCGCATCTCGACGTAACTACAAGGTAAGGTGATTTGATGCAACAGACAATTCCACTGTCGCGCATCGTTGAGCGATGGGCTGAGGCTCTAGCGAACGACGAGGCGTTGACTAAATTTTGCAATGACAAATATGGAAAGCCGGCCCAACTGTATGTCGGCTACGACGATGTTGATGCACCGCTCGAAGAAGATTGCCCTTGCATCATATTACTACCGAGTAATAAGAACGAAGGGCTTGCGGATACCTACACATATTCATTAATGATCGTTTGGGGGATTGTCCGTAAAGGTGCGACCCGTGATAAGAATATTATTCGATACGACGGAGCACTAGAATCGGATGACCTAGGGCAGTTAATCATTGAATGCATTTGCAAGGTGAATCCGGCGTTCCCAGTAATCGACATTGACTATGAATTAGACTCAATGAATTGGCGCCCGGTGTTCACTGGTCGTCTAACAGCTACTATAGAAATCCCGCATGTAATCGGCGGGGTTATTGAATATTAAAGGAGGAAATGCATATGGCAACAGCTAAACGTGCACAGGGTTCTCAGTCCCATGTGGCGATTGCGTTTGAATCGGACTTTGGTACAACACCATCTACAGGTGGTGTAATCACTCCGATTATTTCTAGCTCTGTAAAAGCTAGCCAAAACCTAAACGACTCCACCGTAATCCGTGGTGATCGCAATCCAGCAGCGCCATTCCGTGGCAACATCGACACGTCCGGTAGTTTAACCGTACCTGTTGGTGTAATCGACATCGGATACTGGCTAAAGGCTGCCTTCGGGCAACCGACTTCTAATACAACAGGCCAAGCGCCAAATAAGAAGTCGGAACACGTATTTAAAATCGGCAATACAATGCCATCGTTAACTATTGAACAGGGCTATCCAGATGTTAATGTATTCCAACAATTCGCAGGTGTGCGAATCAGTAAATTAGGCTTTAAATTCGGCGGTGACGCTGAATTGACTGCATCCGTTGATGTGATGGGTTGTAAGGAAACTTTGGCATCTACTACATTCGACGCTGCAGCAAAAGCTGTTAATTTTCTACCATTCCAAAATCTAAATGCAACTATTAAAGAAGGTGGCGCAACTGTGGCCAACATTCTAAGTTGTGATATTAATTTCGATTTTGGCCTGGATGGAGACTCTTACGCTATCGGTGGTAAAGGTTTCCGTACTTATATTGACCCTGGTATTGTGGCTATTTCTGGCACGATTAAAGCGTTCTTCCAAAACAAGGACCTCCTGAATAAGGCGGTCAACGGTACGGAATCTAGCTTGGAATTAAGACTTGAACAAGATGACTGGTCGCTTACATTCAAGTTGCCTGAACTTGTGTACGAACGACAATCTCCAGGCATCGATGGCCCTCGTGGCGTCAATATTGAATTGCCGTTTAAAGCATACTATCGTGCAGATGCTGGTCGTTCCGCATCCATCATTACATTAGTTAATAATCAAGAACAATACTAGGAGGTGCCCATATGGCATTTGAAGATATTAAATTAAGAGGTTTAACATTTGCTGAGCGTAGCGAATTGATTAAGGCTGAATTAGATCCGTTATACACACCTCTTCCGGAAGAAACTCCTGAACCGGCTAAATTATTGTGGTATCGCGATTTAGCCGAATGGATTATGAAAAATGTGTATAAGATGTCTGATAGTGAAATCGCAGAAGCACCTAACGATGGCGTTATGGAATTAGCAATTGAAACTATGCGTTTCACTAATGAAAAAAAGGCTGAAATCGAAAAAAACTAATTGATGCGTGGAGTTGGCTCAACTCCGATAAGCCGAAATACTGTTCAGACTGCATCAAAATGCAACGCGAGACCAAACAGCATTTTGACTGTTCGGAGTGTGAGTTTAATTCCCCGCAGCAATTAGACGGAACGAGACAAGCAATGCGAGTATACAATGCTAGTCGTATGCAACGACGTTGGCATTCAGGCGGTATTGCTGGATTCGATATGCCTGCGGTGTTAGAAGTGGCGAGGGCTTACGGCATCGAGCCATTACCGCACCTTATCGATTTGCTTATAATCTTGGAAGCTAAAGAGTTGGAGGTGGCGCACAAGAATGGCCAATAATTTAATTGATATTGTCGTTCAGCTGACAGATAAAAATACGGAAGCCGGACTCAAGAAAATTACTGCAAGTGCCGAAGGCGCAAAATCCGCTCTTGGCAAAATGAAGAATGACCTCATGGCGATAGGTGCTGGTGTCGGTGTTGTAGGCATCGGTGCCAAATTAGCCAAAGAGGCTATTCAATGGGATGTAGCCGTTAAGAAATTATCCGGTATCACTGGTGCTACGGCAAAAGAAACCAGTGAACTATTAGCAGTAGCTAATTACATGGGTATTGCTATGGAGGATAGTGCAGGTGCATTTGCTAAGTTTTCAAAAAACGTCGGAGCGGCCAAAGAGAAAATGGAAGTCGCTCGGGCAGAGGGAAAACTCGGTACTGATATATTCAGCAAATTAGGGTACACGCTTGAAGATATCAAGGGTAAGAATACTGTTGAAGTGTTCAAGATGATACAAGAACGCTTAAGAGGGATGAAGGACGGGGCTGAGAAGACTCGTGTCGAAATGGAACTCTTCGGTCGTACGGGCTATCAAATGCACGCCATGCTAAACATGTCCGCTGAGCAGATGGACAAAGTGGCTGAACGTGCCAAAGCAATGGGGCTTATCATCGACGACGAGACTGCAGCTAAATCTGCAAAGCTAAATCGGGAATTAAAAGATTTAGAGAATACAGGGAAAAGGCTTGCAGTATCTATCGGCCATGAGTTAGTTCCTGTTTTTAATGACTACGCAAATGGCGTGTTAGACGTTGCTAAAGAATTCGAGTCGATGACCGCTGAGCAGAAGGAAGCTATCGGAGGCATTGTCAAATTCGGCGCAGAAGCAGGTGCAGTAATCGTAGTTATGAGGTCACTAACCAGCGCACTCGGATTTATGCGATTGGCCACACTTGCTGCAGCCGGTCCTTGGGTAACATTGGCTACAGTAATTGGACTTGCAGGAAAAGCATTACTCGATTTTCGCTACAACGAAAAAACATCCGGCTCTTATATGGGTGTAGATGTTGACGGGAAGCGTATTCACAAGAATACGAATTCCACTGATGGTATAAATCAGGCTTATGAGGATAGGCATGATACTCGGTATTGGATTGAGGATAGCGCATGGTTTGGGCTTGTAAAGAATGACCGCTTAGCTACAAAAGAAGAAGGCGCTAGAATCGATGCGGCTTTAAAGCAAAAAGAAGAGGCGGATGCTGCGAAAGCGAAACTCGATGAAGATCTTGCAAAAGCGAAAGAGGACCTTGCTAATGGCGGATTAACGAATACCGAAGCTATCAATAAGGCAAATGAGGAAGCAGCGAAAGCGGCTAAAGCCCAAGAGCAGGCAGCTAAGAAAGCTCAACAAGCGGCTGAGAAGTTAGCAAGCGCCGTAGAGCGTATGTCTGAGTTATATCGGTCTCTTACTTTGCAAAGCCTACAAATTGACGGCAGTCAATACGAAATCGATAAGTTAACTGCTAAGAATCAGTATGAAGCTAACAATAAGAATATCCGTGATATCATCCGTTCTGTTTCTGGATTGAGCGGAGGCGTTACAGGGGAAGCCGTGAGTGTGCTAGACGCGGCTAATGAGCAACTTGGCAAGGCATACGAGTTAGGTGCTGATGGTACATGGGCAACGGATTGCGGAAAGCTGTTTTCTGATTCGGTATTGCAGGCATTTGGTAAGGACGTACCTCGATATGTCCCATCTATCATGGATGCAGCAAGAGCTGCTGGCGCATGGCATGACGCAGGCGATGGATATACACCTAAAGCCGGAGATGGTGTGGTTGTACTTGGCGATAATCATATAGTCATCAGTGACGGAAACGGCGGATATACTGGGGCTAATTCCAGTACAGGTGTTGTTAGCAAGCCTAGCGTATCGGGTGATTTTGGTGCTATTACAGGGTACGTAGACACCAGTTTATTAGCAGGCGCTACATCAAGCGCCTCTGCAGACACAGCAGGTAGTGCATCAAATGCTAAGAATCTTGCTGAGTCAAATCTAACTGCCCAAGTTAGAGCTAAGAACGAAGAGGTGTATCAAAAGAGACTTGCTGAAGCTGAACGAAATCAAGCTATCCGTGTTCGTAAGATGAACGAGGATATCAAGAAACTCGATTTTGAACGTACTGGCGACCGCTTACAATTACTCAAAGCCGAAGCTGAAGCGCAAAAGGCCCAAATTGATGACAACGTTCGTGAGTACACTAAAGCCGTAGGCGATAAGGAACTCGCTGAAAAGAAAGCTCAAGCAGAGCGCCTAAAATTGGCATCTGATACCGAGCAGAAAATCAGAGAGTTAGCATACACTCAAACGAGTGAAACCGTTGATCACTTAACTAATATGGTTACGCTTGGTCGGTTATCTCGCAGTGATGCGGATGTGTTACTTGCTGAAGAGTTAAAATCGTACATTGATTACGCACGAAGCGAAGTCAAAGAGGCTCAATTAAGTGCGACACAAAGACTGCAGATTGAAAAGAATCTGTTAGAGTCCCAGCAAAAGCTATGGGAGTTGGCAGGTCGTAGTCTTAAAACAAGCTTGCAAGAAGCCGCTCGGCAGTATAAGCAAGAGACCACTAATTACGCTGATTTAGCTAAATCGACTTTTGACAGTACGATGAGCTCTATCAATTCAGCATGGACAAATAATCTCGAGGCTATGGCAACGGGAACGAAATCATTTAGTAAAGGCATTAAGGACATATTCAAGGATATGACAAACGCCATTATTAAGATGATGATTCAGTTAACGTTCCAGCAATATGTCATGCCTAAGTTGCAAGGATTATTTGGCGGAGTCGTTAACGGCATCGGCTCTCTAGGTGCTGCAAAAGGGACATCATCCTTTGCCAGTGGCAGTTCGTTTAGTTCGGCGTTTACGGGAAATCGATTTGCTGCCGGGGGAAAAACAAACCCGGGACTTATGCTGGTCGGTGAAAACGGGCCAGAACTATTACAGTCCTCTGGATCACACCGCATTTACACGGCGAGTGAAACCCGTAGATTGATGGGCGGTACTACAAGTAACAACGTAGTTGTTAATATCGTCAATCAGTCTGGTCAAGAACTCGAAAGCAAGCAACAGAATTCTCGGTTCGATGGTGAGAATTATGTTATCGATGTAGTAGTTCGTGCTATGGAATCAAACAAAGGAGGTATGCGTGACGCCATCAAGGCATCCGCAGTATAACTATGGCAGTATTTCCAGATATTCGATGGCCGATATACCCAATTCAGGAGACTACTCCAGATATTTCGTATAAAGGCCAAGTTGAAAACATGACGCTAATCACCAGGAAGAAGACGACAAAGACCCGGCGGACATATTCCGTAGGGTACAAGTTGCCAACAGCTGATTACTATAAACTTCGGTCATTCTTCGATGAAGTCAACTGCTCCGGTATATTCGATTGGGTTCATCCGGAAACACGGGAAACACTAAAAGTACGATTTGCTGATCAGTTAGACTTTGCAGCAAATGACTACGGCGTGTGGACCGGAACTGTAAAATTACAGGAGGTATAATATGTTACCGCTCTCAACGGCATCAATTTTAGAGAAAAACCAAATATCGGCCACCGGTGTGTGGTTAATGCTGTTAGAAATATCATATAAAGGGGATACGATTCGACTGGTATACAATACGGAGAATATTCAATTTCAAGGCAATACCTATATCGCATTTCCGTTTACCATTCAAGATGTTACAGAGAATGCGACGGATTTACCTAACATCAAGCTATCCGTGTCTAACGTGACTCGGACGATTCAGCGTATGGCAGAATCTCATAATGGATTTACTGGAGCCAATGTCATCATTCGCATAGTGAATACGAACATACCTGATGTGTGCGAACAAGAGGAGCATTTTGTAATTACAGGAACTCACGCAAATGCTGAATGGATGGAGTTTACATTAGGAACCGACTTTAGTTTTACTCGACGATTCCCATTAATCCGTGTGATGAAGGATTTCTGTCCGTTCAAATTTAAGGGTGTTCAGTGCGGGTATAAGGGGCGCGAAAGTCAATGTAATAAAACTCTAGCACGATGCCGTGAATTGGGGAACAGTGCTCGATTTGGAGGAGAACCCACTATTCCACAGGGAGGGCTTTATGCATCTAATAAGTGATTTGACTGATATGATAGGTACTCCATTTTCGGAAATGAAATGCTGGGATGTAGTTGTTGAGGTATATCGGCGTAGTGGAATATCACTACCCGAATATACCCAAATTCAAATGGGTGAATGGTGTGAAGTTTGCGAACCAATGCCAGGTAGTGTTTTGGTATTTGCGTTATATGGTAAAAATCTCGATCATGTAGGAGTTTATCTCGGTGAAGGTAAATTCATACACGCTACCGAGCATAGTGGCACATGCATAGAGCACATTTCAAGGTACGTGCCTCGATTAAAGCACATATATGAAAGGAAGGAGTAGCAAATGGTTAATGTGATCATTGTAAATAATCCGTTCAAGCCAGAGCAACGGGATACAAAATACTTGCCGTTTAAACAGGGCAAGTCTATCAGCTATTACTTCAGCGCACATGGTGAATGGGTATATTCAGTAAATGGTCACGAGGCGGCGCCAGATACAGTTGTAAACGATGAAGACTACATCGTAATAATGCCCCGAGTTGAGGGTAAGTTCTTTGGAGTTCTTCTATCAATAGGGTTGGCTGTATTTACCGGTGGTATTGCTTCAGGCGCTATCTTTGGTATCCAAAGCTTGATTTGGCGGTCAGTTATTGCCATGGCAGTAGGGATGATAGGTAATGCTATCATTTCAAAGTTAACTGCTCCTAAGGTTGACCGTTCGAATTCTGAACAGTCAAATACATATGGCTGGGGAGGTACTGAAACTGTTACTGGACAGGGATATCCATTAGCCGTGACGTATGGGCGGATGAAAAGCGCTGGATTGTTATTATCCCGCCATGTAATTAGCGATGGCGAAAAGCAATATCTTAATCTTTTATACTGCGCCGGTGAGGGCGAATTGTCAAAGATAGAAGATATCCGTATTAACGCTAACCCAATCAGTAATTATAAAGATGTACAGGTGGATGTCAGAAAGGGCACAAATGATCAAACCATTATCCCAAATTTCAATGATAACTTTGCGGATCAATCCCTAAACTATGAATTGACTGAATCATGGAATACACAACAGGTACAAGGCGATGCGTGTGACGCGATAGAGTTAACTGTTGGATTTCCAAACGGGTTATATTATTCCAATGATAGCGGTGGCGCTGACCGTACGTCTGTCACGTTGAAAGCAGAAATTCGTAAGGTAGGTGATGAGTCCTGGCAGACATTACCTTTAGCAAATCAAAAGGGTATGGCCGGACATATTAAGCGCCGTGATGCATGGAATTTTATTAAGTCAGATAATAGCGTGACAAATACATCTGATTACGCAGGACGAATTGAAGAGGCGACAAATAATGCGTTTTATCGTGTATTTCGCTTTGACAATCTCGAAAAGGCGCGTTATGAAATCCGTATGCGATGCAGTGCGAAAGATGGGAAAAGCCTGCGCCATGTAAATAAGGTCTACTGGGTGCAGCTAACCCAAATTATTTATGATGATTTTGTGCATCCGGGGAAAGCCCTCATTGGAATTAAGGCTTTGGCTACATCCCAACTAAGCGGAACTGATCCAAAAGTGACATGGATTCAAGAGCGCTCAGAGGTGTATGTGTTCAATCCGTATATCAATAAGTATGAAGCACAACCAGCTGATAATCCGGCTTGGGCTGCTTATGATTTAATCCACATCTGCCGTAAGATTGGCGGTGAATATATTGTATTTGGACAGCCCCATATACGCCTTGACTATAACGCATTTAAGGCATGGGCAGATAAGTGCAAAACGAATGGGTTTACATTCAATTATATATACGACACCGCTATGCGATTATGGGATGCGTTGAAGTATCCAGAGGCAGTAGGTCGAGGGAAAGTAATTCCTGTAGGGACTAGGTTCACATGTGTTAGTGATTATCAATCTACGCCAGTACAGCTATTTACTGTGGCCAATATAAAACAGGGTAGCTTTACTGAAGAGTTTCAAGGTGTTGAGGCTAGGGCGAATTCTGTTGAAATCTCCTTCCTAAACAAGGATAAGGATTACGAAAGAGATGTCATCCCTGTATACGGTGATACTTACGACGAGTCGGATACGCTAACAAATCCGGCACAAGTTGAACTCATGGGGTGTACCAGCCTTGAGCAAGCTTATAAACACGGTAAGCATTTCTTGAGATGCAATAAATATGAAATACGTACTGTGACAATAGAAGCGTTTACGGATGCCATAGCGTGCACGGTAGGGGACATCATTTTAATTCAGCACGATATACCTGAATGGGGTGAGGGCGGTCGTGTGGTTGCGGTAAGTGGACAGATGATTACACTCGATAAAGAAATGAGAGTACAGCCAGGGAAGAGTTATCAATTGCTGATTCGTAGCAACTCTACAGATATCGTCTCTACATTTAATGTAGTAAATGTATCGGGGCTTAATGTGATTGTTAAAGAGTCTATACCGGTGCAGCCAGATGCGGTATATGCATTCGGAGAGGTTTCTAAATCGGCTAAGCCATTTCGTGTGTTAGCTATTACAAAGACACTATCAGAAATGACCCGTAAGATTCAATGCATGGAGTATTACCCAGAACTCTACGTATCAGATGATGGCACAGTGCCAAGTATTGATTATACGAATCACAGTTCGTCTGATATTCAAGCAGTGGGATTAGTTAGCGATGTATATGGTGCTAACGGAATCATGTATTCACACATAGGTGTAACATGGCAGTTACCTCGCGACGGAAAAATCTCAAACGTAGTCGTGAATTACCGAAACGTAAAAAGCGATACGTGGACGTATATCGGAAACTACCCAGCATCCACAAATGCTACCACGATATCTGATGTACTGCTAGGCGCAACCTATGAGGTGCGTGTGCAGGTTATTAATGAATTAGGCCAGCTGACTACAGGCGTGACAAAATCCATAGCCATACCTAAAATGCAAATGCCAGAGGATGTTCAGAATTTACGTGTTCTAAGTCGGTATAATCAAACAGCTGATAAAAGTGTTTACTACGACTTACAAGTGCTATTTGACCCGCCTAGTAATCCAGCCAACTTCGATGTGGCGGAGGTTTGGTATCTCTTAAAGTCGAAGAGCGGAAAGCCTGTAACGGGGCAAGAGTGGCAGTACGCTGGCAGTAGTAATAGTCAGGTTATTATCAAATCGCTAGGCCCTGGTGAGGAGTATCGAATCAAAGCAATCTCGGTTGACCGATTTGGCAACAGGGCAGAAACATCCCAAATGGTTGATGTGATAGTCAAACCGATGGATGCGATACCTGATATGCCTATTAATTTCGGCATCACATTCAGTAGAAATGCCACAGCATCATGGGATGATGTGTTGAATGCTGACGTCGACTATTACGAGCTACGTACTGATAATAATCCTGGCAAAGATACGAAGGCTTTATTGGCAAGAGTTAAAGGTACCTCTGCTGTACTTACCCTATCTAAACGAGCGGATACTGTTTACTTATATGCTCGCAGCACGTTGGGCAAATACTCGACTGCAGCAACATATGAGTATAACGTTCCGCAGTTGGCCGCGCCTGAGCTTGTAGTAAAAAGCCAGTTAGGGGGATTTAATCTTTATTTCTCAACTAAACCAGCACAAGCATACGCAATCAGATGCCATGTGATCGGAGATGAACGTACTGATGATTTTGAAACTACTAGCACCATGCTGACATATTCGAACTCAGCCGGAATATACCGGATACGTTGCTCGTTTGTGGATGTATTCGGAGACGGATTCGTTAACGAGAAGCAAGTCGTGATTAAGACACAAATTGATGCAAGCTTGCTAGACCTTGAGTCTCTCGGGCTGAATAAAGTTGATGAGCGAATTAAGGAACTTGATAAGAAATTCAATACGAATTCTGAAGAGACCACTAGAAGAATTACGAATTTGGCGTCACATACGGAATCTCGCATTACTGAGTTAGCTGGTAGCATCGATTTACAAGTTAAAAAAAGTATTGGCAAGATTGATGGTGGTGAGTTGGTGTCTCGCATTAACCTCAGTCAGTCCGGGGTATACATTGCGGGGAAATTGATTCACATCACTGGAGCAACTAAGTTCGATGATAATGTTATTGTTAATAAGATGATTCAGGCTAACGCAGTCACCGCCGATAAATTACAGGTTGATAATTTATCGGCGGTGTCCGGTACAATCGGTTTACTTCGATCGAAAGAGACCGGCGCTCGTGTTGAGATTCAAGATAATCTTATTACAGGTTTTGATGATGATAACAACCCTCGGATTAAACTTGGGTGCTGGTAGGAGGTATTATGGAACCGCATGTATTAGCTTATGATGCTAACGGCAATATCATACTAAATCTCAAGGAAAGGCTTACACGTATCGAGGGGCGGATGTATGTATCTGACATCCCTAATCGACGTCAACAAATTACTGTGAATGGATTGCAGCCTGGTCAACATGTCTGGGCTGCAGCCATGGGACAGTACTTAGTGGCAGAGGTTAGGGGCAATATCATAACATATTATTTTGCAGTGTCCCAGGATGAATATAATATCAATCGTCAATTTAAAAATCTTACATATGAAGGGTGGTTGGCGTATGGAATTTATTAACATCCAGAATAAAGAAGGTGTCACAATTATAAACGATACCTATGACAATCTAGTATATCTTAGTTTCCCTAAACAAAAAGATGCAGTTCTTTACACCGGGGCGATGAGGGGGATAACGCCAACGGTTCAAATCCCGCTCAAGCCTGTAGCTTACACGCCTATGCTGGTACCTACAAGTAAATTCCAATATGGATATATTGCAGGGGAGGCTAACGTAATCCAGATATTTTATGTCACTAACCATATATATCATGGTGACGCACCTCTTATCGCAGTGTCAGTTCCACAAGGATATGAATTCGCGGCTCAGTGGGTTCATAAACGTCGTGAGCAGTTAATGGTACTAGTAGTGGATGTAATTAAGCCAGGCGAAAAGGTAACACAAGCAATGGTTGATGAAGTAAAAGCTGGCATCAAGTTCTACTGCTTCGGTTATTTCGAGGATGTTATGGCTAATGCAGACACGCCTCGTATTCGATTTGTTGATAAGGTAGGAAGCAGTAAGCCTAATACGGCATTACAAGTTCTTGGTCGTCACAAATATTATAAAGCGTCTTGGGCAACAGATTACAATCTGCAGAACGATGTGATATATGATAGCCGCATCAGGTACCTACGTGTAATTGATCACTATGCACACGATTGGTATAACCAGTTATCAAACTACGTTCCGGATACTTTTACAAACATGGCCCGTGACCCAAAGTCATATGGCGTCAAGGTTGCAATTATACCCATGTCCGTAATCGATGTATCCGTTTGGGGGCCAAATATCAATAATGGAGATAAAAAGTCACACACGGGGCGAGTGTGGCAAACGTTCAGATTTCACGATGAGAGTACTGTATCGCTGAAATCGTATCAGTTCATTGATTGGAATACAGTCACCACGTATCCTGTAGGTTGTTCGGGTAAAACCACATCTCAGTATTTGGTGGTCGATGTGACCGGGTACGATAAACAAGGTACGATTCCATTCAATTAAGGGAGATGATAAGTAATGAATGTAAAGGATATAGACCTCAACATTGGCGAGGATTTCGGGATAGTTTACGCAGTCCAAGATGACAATGTGGATTTGACAGGGTTCAAGTCAGTATTCGCCATACGAAAGCGAGCAAGCGGTCCGCTTGTTATTAAAGTGCAAGGGGTAGCATCTGGGAAGATTGCGACATTCAATATTTCCGGAAAGGATACCCTAGATATTAAGTCCTTTGGTGAGCATGTGTATGATGCTTTTGCATATAAGGAATCGGAGCCTAGCCGATACTATAAACTAGGCATGGGGGTAGTCAACATAATTCAGGATGTGGCCATGCATGATTAGAGGAGGAATGTATTATGCAGAACAAAGCGTTACCAGTAAGAATTGAAGGTCCGATTAAAGTAGATGCGGATGTAAAAGCAATCATGGTAGGCGATAATGGAAAAAGTGCTTATGAAATCGCAGTTGCTCATGGATATAAAGGTACTGAAAGTGAATGGCTTGATAGTCTGAAAGGTTTACAAGGTCCGCAAGGCGAACCTGGACCGAAAGGCGCACCATTCCGATACGAGGATTTCACACCCGAACAATTAGAGGCTTTAAAAGGCCCTAAAGGTGATAAAGGCGAGGACGGACGAGACGGCACAAGTGCCACGGCTGATAATACTTACAGAACATTATTAGAAGGTAATGTGTGGTGTGAATCCGCATCAGTGGACCACGTTCTTACGGCGATACTAGGTAACTCTGGTAAACCTTTCCCACGTGTTGGCTTCAAAGAGCTTAAGGTATTAAATACCTTCCGTGGTCAAAGAGTGATTGGTGTTGAAGGTGAGCCACACTATAAAGTAAAAGTAGGTGAGACTGAGTTCAAACTAGGCCCCGCTGGTACGGGCAATATCACCCTAGAAGATGGCCTTGGAGATGATGATGTTAAAATTACATACCACAATTTCTTAGGTGAGAAGGTAGGAGACTTCATCATCGCTGGTGTTCCAGATGATACTGCCGCACAACCCGACGAGATCTACACAGCCTTAGGCTCTAAATACTCTAAATATGGCCGTAAGCTAGTGATTAATATTACTAATCAAGAGACAGATAACAACTGGGCAAGCGGCAAGAACTTTAAATTCTTTGGCAAGTGGACAGAACGTGACTTTGACTCTATTGAACTTGTAACCAATGGTAAGAAGCTATTACATCTCTATTTACGTTCCGAAAGTCCAGGCTTACCTAGCATACCTATCTTTGTCAACAAGCCAGAGCTTGTTACATTCCATCATCTATTAAATCCTAATGGTAATACCTTAATCAATATCGGCACTAAGGGTGACGGTCTTAGACAGATTAATTTCCGACTTGAGACTTTAGAGTGGGATAGTGCTAGCCATCAATACATTAATACCGGTACTGAACCATTATAATCTTATTTCATAGGGGAGGATAAATGAACGAGATAACACACTTCATGAGCGAAGCTTGGCGAACATTGACTGATTCGTTCGTACTTAAAGCTCGTATATGTTCTCCCTACTTAACTATCACATTAGGGGGAGTGAATGACTATTCTAAACGACATTTTAATAATGCTGATTAGCGGTGTATCACATGCGCATATCGTCAGTATGGGGGTAGTGATTATTTTAACCACTACATTATTATTTGTGGACACAATTCAACGAATTGCTTCAGAAGTGTTGCGGTATAACAAGGATAATCACAGACCTAATAATCCTATTACGCTACTAACAACGTTGACCTGGTACGGCTGGGGAAAAGGTAAATATATTGATGAAACAACTGGTGAACGGCGTAGATATTTAATGAGTGAACGTCTTAGAAGTGATTTGTTAAAGAAACTATGCGTTCAATATCCTGCATGGATGATATTATCCATCGTATTTATTTCGTTACCAGATATCCCAATTCCAAATACAGCTTTATTTTTAGACCATCTTTTCTCCTATGTATTTATGTTGATACCCTTCTTCGCAGAATGTTGGTCTATCATCGAAAATTTACGAGAAATGGTTGAAGATGATCTAATCGACCTTGGAAAGGTGTTCCGTGGCGTACTCGAGATTATCAGAGCGTGGAGGGGTAATGGATAAGCTAGCTATTATTAACCGCATCAAGAGGTCCTATCAGTCTATCCGAATAGCTGGCATACGGCCAACAGGTGTATTAGCAACGAGGGCACTAGTCCTCGTTATGCTAGTGCCTATTTTATTGGTGATAGCACAATATATTATGTCGTTTATTAGCGGGCATGTATCAGACGATGCAAACAAGCTGATTAATGTCGGCATCAATATTATTGACCATATATTTATTCCAAGTGTCTTAATGGCTGTTGTAGGGTTCTTAGGACTCTGGCTAGATAGAAATAATAACGGTATTCCAGACCAATTGGAAAAGGAGGATAAACGATGAAGATATTTATTAATCCAGGACATGATATTAACTTAGATAGTGGCGCAGTCAATCCTGTATATGGTACTCGTGAATGTGATGTAGCACGTGATGCGGGTAAGATGTTAGCACGCTATCTAGAAACAGCAGGATGTGAAGTGCGTACTCTTCAAGATGATGATTTAGGCCTTGTATGTGCTGAATCTGATTCTTGGGGAGCTGATATCTTTGTATCTCTACACTGTAATGCATTCAACACGCAAGCTCGAGGTACAGAAACTTTGTACAAGTCCTTTAATGGGCAACGATTAGCGAATGACATTCAAAGCCAAATCATCCGAAGCATTAATACAGTTGATCGTGGTGTTAAGAAACGTGATGACCTTTGGGTGCTAAATGGTACAGATGCAACTGCGGTATTAGTAGAAATGGCCTTCATTGATAACGAAGAAGACCATGCTATGCTGACTAATGATTTAGATACTATTGTCCGTGCGATTGCACGAGGCATTACTGATTATGCAGGAGGACAATAATGTATGAAAAAGTTAAAACTATGGTGGCCAAGTATCCTCGCCACTATTATATTATCGGCGCTCTTATCGTGTTCCTCTGTGTTTGCGCAGGATATATCCTCTACCAACCAAGCGGAGGGCACAATAACGATTCCATTAACACAGTGGAACGAATTGAAAGCCAACAACGCGAAAGCGTTAAGCTTAATCGAGACATCCAGTATTCCATTGACCGAAGCTCAAAGCTTAGTCATGAAGCAAAAGGAAGAATTGAACGAAGCGCACAATACAATATCGACATTGGAAACCGAATTGATGAAAGCCAAAACGCTATCCATGAAGCAAGAAGTTACCTTGTCCGAAATGCAGAACTCTTTGACCGAATTGAAAGGGCAAATAGACAACGACAATCGAACAATCAAGCGACTCAAGATGCAACGCAACCTATCCCAGGTAGTGGGAGCGGGAGCAATAATCGGAGTAGTAATTCGTCGATGACTGAGAGGTGATCCGTTTATCTCCTGAGCAGGAGCAGGTGGACTCCTGGTAGTATAGGTTTGATAAAACACAAAACAGCCTACTAACCTAGATAATATCTAAGTTAGTAGGCTGTTTTTTATTATTAAAAGTAAAAGAAAATGCTTGATTTTATACCCTATATAGGGTATAATAAAGGTGTAGAAAGGAGGTGATAAATATGGACATAATAAAAGAGCTAACAAGCTTAGTAAATGAGTTAACGCTACTGACACTAGCAATCATCATTTTAAAACTTGTTAGCAAAGAGTAAAAAGCAGGCGGGTGAAAGCCCCGCCACCTTCCAACATCATTGTAAATCAACGAGGTGAATTATGCAATATTTAGAATGGCTGATTAATATAGTAACCATTATTATTTTGATATTAGCAATTAAACGTTTAGTTAGAAGGTGATGAAATTGAAATTTGAACTAGATGATATCATGACAACGCAAGAGGCGGCAGAACGTTGGAATGTTACTGCTGATTCATTGAAACAGAATTGTAGAGGTCGTGTAAAGAATGGATTTAAAGAGGGCGAGTTTAAGAAGTCTGGGAAAATGTGGCTAGTTACACGGCAAGGTATGGAAAGGTTATACGGAAAAGAATCCGCTTTAAGTAGTGTAATAAAAAGCGTGTCAGACGATCATTAGACCTCTAAATCTCTGTAAAATTTGTAACGGTTGCTCAACTGTTGCTCAACTTTTGTCGCACTAAAACGCAAATAGTTGTTGAATTATCAATACTTTTATAATATGATTCATATGTAAGGGATATATATGAATATAAAGAGGCATCGGCCAGTAATGGTCGATGCCTCTTTTATAT